GCGTTTTATTGGCATTGATATAGCGCAGAGACGTCGGATAATCATACACACCTTCGAGATAAATCGTTTCGGCGTAATTTCCGAAACTTTCGTGAATCCACATATCGGCCAGATCATTGGAACCTACGGCGTTGCCCCACCATCCCCTTTGAATTTTGAACATTCAAATTCAAAGCTACAGTATAAGCCTGGGGCACCGTGCCATTATTTCCTCCAAACCTCATTATTTCAGAAGATGACAACTCTCAAGTCAAGAAGATGGATGTTCGTAGTGTACAACTACACAGCTCAACTAGAACTAATAAAAGCTCACATCGAAACCTTAATTGGAACAGGATGGGGACGCTATGCTATCATAGGAGAAGAAGTATGCCCCACCACTGGAACACCTCACCTCCAGGGATTCCTGTTAACATCGAATTCGAACACCAAGTCAAATGTAGTGGCAAAGCTCAATCACGAAGCACCACTACACTTCGCGGTTCAAGAATGCTTCAACGACAACACGAAATCGATGATAAACTACTGCAAAGGATTAACAGCAGACAAACAAAACAACAAACCAGAGCCAGAGTGGGTCGCCCAATCTCATTTCGAATTCGGTACACCACCTGAGAACCAGGGTAAGAGAAACGACCTCACGGTGGCAGTAAACATGCTTAAGAACGGACTGTCTATGGCTGCCATTGCGGAACATTCATCGGAGACTTATGTGAAGTACTTCAGTGGACTCCACAAACTACAAGATATACTTCAAAAACAACGAGACTTCAAGACAGAGGTAATCTGGATCTACGGTCCGACGGGCAGCGGCAAGTCCAAGTTCGCCTGGGAGAACACCAGAAACGCGTACTACAAGAACCCGACGACGAAGTGGTGGTGCGGCTACACTGGCCAGGAAGAAGTAATCATCGACGACTTCCGACCGACAAAGGAAATGCCGTTCCACTATATACTCGGACTTTTCGACAGATATCCATTCAGTGTGGAAACGAAACATGGAAACTGCCAATTCCTGTCCAAGAGGATAATTGTAACATCACCATTCAGTTTATCGGAGATGCTCAACCAAGACACATTGCAATGGGTAAACGACGAAAACAAGCAACAACTGAAGAGACGTATTACACAGGAGATACATATGACACCCCAATTCCCGTGGATCTTGAACCCCCCAGGCTCACAAGAGATACTAGTCCCACATGGAGATATGATACCTCCAGTACGGATTGCGGAAGCACAAGAAGTGATGACACAGAATTACTAGCAGATTTAGATTGGACATTATTTGACTCATTATTTAATTAAAAAATTCAAACCATTTCTCCTCCACACTATCCCTAATCAAACCACCATATTTCGGATGCTCCGGAACACAAGTCTTCAAATCACCGAACACATCAGTATGCCATTTCGCGAACTCAATCAACGTATATTTAGACAACTCCTCAGAATCACCCAAACGATAAAACACATCCCACCAACCACCTTTATTCCTCTTAACACCAACAACTGACATCGCTCCTAACAATTGAGCTACATCTTTGCTCTCCATCTGTTGCCTCCATGGTTCCTCAGGTCCTAACACGGTAAACCTTCCTCCTCTATACCACACACAAGAATTTCCCTTCCATCCACATTTCATAGGAACACCATTCTTTTTAAATAACGGCCTTCCCCATATTGGATACCCTTCAATCCTCTCTGGAACATAAATCTGATCGAAGAACTTATCAATCAACAAATCAATCGCATAAAACCGAGATGATTCCCAAAACGTAAACCAATCTTCTCCACAATACTCACAAACCTTGCACATATATATGTGAGCATCAATCGCAGCAGCATATCTCAAGCTAATATCAACTTCCTCCTTAAATGCATATGCCATCTTTTTATCACCCCTTGTTCCCATAACACAAGACATACTACCAACCCACATCCCTAACTTCTCATCTATAAACGTTCCTTCAAATTGTTCCTCAGGAGGTCTAGGAGCATCACTCCACACAACACCATCAAACTCATCCTCATCACCCTTATCAGGCTTATGCCTAGGTATAAACCTTTGAAATGCACCTTCACCAAGAGGCCTAAACTTCGTCTCCACAAACTCAGGACTATTCGTTTCTACAACAGCTTGTTCCTCCACAGGACTATGCACCTCAGCAGTCTCAGCTGTAACCATCACTGGAGAAAGGACTTGTGGAATCTCCGGGGGTTCCATACTCGATTGCAAGGTTGGTTGGCTACTCTATTAAATAATATACGATAACACACTTCAACTTACCTGCATAGCATCAGCAAAAACACGTTTCTTGGGATTCGAACTAGGATTATCAGGATCATTAGTAGCAGCAGGGGCATCAGGCATCTCCACATCAACAGGAGGACCATCCTGCCAACGATAAGCCTTCTCATCGTCCATTTTCTCCCACTCTTTCATTAACGACTCTTTCCCCCACTGGACACCTTTCCTGAACCCAATTGAATTTGCGCGACGAGCGCGTCTAATGAAGTACGCGCGGAGAGCACGAATTTTTCTAAACGCTCGACCTCGCCTGGCATAAGACCTTCCATAACGGCGATAGAAACTTCTTCGACCAAAGACTGAACCTCTTCCAAAACGGCCTCGAACTCGTCTATAAGATCGTCTTCTCCTTCTATATCCTCTTCTTCCATATGAGGCGCGATATCGCATTTCACCTCCTCAACAGGAAAATCAGCTTTGCGTTTACAAGCACCCTTCACCACTGGCATATTATGACAACTCCCACATATACTCCCATCAAGCACCGTGCTCCACCGTAGAACCGTACATTTCACTTTTACTTCCACATCTACACACAAAAAATGGCTTACGGATACAAACGTAGAAGATGGGGCAGGCGCAAGCGCTATGCCTCAGGCTCATATGCTGCTTACGCAGGCTTGCGAAGGTATCTAGCTCAGCAGAGACGCGATGCGGAGTACGCAGCAACTCTCACGAATATCGAGAGAGCAATCAACAACCAACCTGTGGAACTGAAAGAAATAGCGGACAAAATCAAATACAGAGGCAGAGGAGCATACACACAAGGCGCTGGGGCCTACAGCTTCAAAAAGTTTCTGAGAGGCGCAGGGAAAGTAGGACTCGCAGCGGCAAGTAGTGGTATGCTTGGACCACAAGCTCAAATGGCTGCAGGCATTATCGGACCTGTGGTAGGACAGGGGGCATATTACAACAACCTGTTCCCACAACAATCTGAAAATTCAGTCCCACAATTCAATGGGTCTGGAGCAGACGACGTCGGAACCATCATCATCTCCGACTCAGAATTTCTCGGCAACTTAACAGGAACAACCAACTTCGACTTAACCTACTTCACGATCCAACCGACTCTCTTCGAAACATTTCCCTTCCTCTCCCAAATTGCTGCTAATTACGAGGAATACGAAATCCTCCAATTGGCACTTTCATATGTCTCGAAGATGAGCAACACCACAGCTTCTGGATCACTAGGTACCGTCTCCATGTACCCAGAATACAACACAGCAGCTACAATGCCAGAAGACAAATTCACACTTCTCGGCAAAACAAATGCAGTTTCAGCTAAACCAACTAAGGACATCGTCTGTGGTTTCGAATGCGATCCAAGCAAAAACTCCGGCTCTTCAGGCAAGTACATCCGCAACGGAGCAGTCCCAGTTGGCGAAGATCGCAAAAACTACGACATGGGATACTTAGTTATCGCTACAGATGGCATGCCAACAAACGGAGAAATGATTGGTGAAGTCTGGATATCATACACCGTAAAACTCCGCAAACCAAAACTTTTCTCAGTACTAGGCAACAGCATCCTTCAAGACAGCTACTCATTCCCAGGACTCAACCCAACCTGCTTCACCTCAGCACCAGTAGCAAGCACAGCGCAAACAGTTTGGGTACCCTTAACATCTCCATTCTTCAAATCACCCAAGAACAACATCAACTGCGCAATTTATGTTGGCTGGTACCGACCTACTAACACTGCACATATCTACTGTGCATTCTGCATCACATTTCCAGACTCGGCCCTAAAACAAGTATTCGAAATCAGCTTACAAGGCGCAACAACCAGTCTCGACGGGCCAACCACACTTAAAGTACCAACCTGGTCCCTACAAAACTGCTCCCTCTCCAACGAAGCTCGAGAAGGAGTAGTACACTTAGACGCCGGCTACGCTGACTTCCTTATCTCTACTGCTGCACTAGCAACAATCGCAGACGCCTCAGACGTAGGAATGCTGAAACCAGACGGCAGCGCTATAACTAATTCATGGAACACAACAGAACTAGCAGATATCAAAGGCTTCCGCACCGTACAAAGAATAAAGCTAGACGGCGAATTTGGAACTACCTCTAGGGTCTACATCCACGTACCAGTAGGAGAGGCAGCAGACACAACTTTCAATATCGATAAAACCGTCCTTTGCATCAAACACTGCAAGAACATGACCTCTCAAACATCAGGTAAATCCTCACTAACAATGGCCCAAGCACAGGGAGATTGGTCCACAGGGACGCTCTCTTGGCCCCTCACGGGCGCAGACATTTAATAATCAGAAACTTTTTGCACCCCCCCGCCCCTCTAGGGGAACCCGCCC